ATACAGTTACTATCGTATGTAACACTACATCATTTAGTGGTTTGAATTTATCAGTAGTGTCAATAGTAAACTCTACAACATTTACCTATGCAAATACTGGTACAACTGTAAGTACAGTTGCAGGTGTTGGTACAGTGTACACAGGCGGAACTGGGTTTGCTCTATTTACGGCAGCTACAAGTTCAAGTACAAAACTAACATTCTCAGGTACAACTGGGATTGTAATTGGACAATTAGTTCAATCTGCAGCAGGTATACCAGCAAATACGCTTGTAATTGGAATTGATTCAACATCAGTATATCTTAGCAACGCAATTACAACTGATCTTACTTCTTTAACAACTATTGTCTTTGCACATACCAATACAAGTTTAGGTATTAAAGCAGGTGACCAAATAACAATAGCATCATCAGGTATTGCTAATCTAGATGGTACTTGGCCTGTAACAAGCGCAGGTAGTTCATCATCGTCATTTACTGTTAAAATAGCAACAATAATCACATTGTCATCGTCACCGCGTGTTGGAACTATTGAAAAAATCAATACATTAGTATTAAGAAATAAAACAGTTACGTTAGGTAGTAGTGAAGCAAGTGCAACACCAATTGCTGCAATTCTTAAAGGTGAAAATGCAGTTGGCACAAATTTATCAGCAGGCGATTTTACTATAACTCCTGGCTTAGCAACTGGTACAGGAACTACTGGTAACTTTATTGTTAAAACAGGTGCACCTGGAACATCAGGTGATATTACTCAAACTGCTACTGCAAGATTAACTATTGACGGAAATGGTCTTGCTACTTTTGCAAATTCAGTCGTTGTAAATACTGATATTGAAGCACATGGAACAATTGTTACTGGAATTACATCTACTGCAACTGCTATTAAATCGTTTTCAGCAACTACATATAGAAGTGCCAAGTTTATATTACAAGCTAATTGTACCGCAAGTTCTGGTTCAAACTTGAATACATATCAAGTTGCAGAGATACTTGTGTTGCATGACGGAACAAATGCATATATGGTAGAATATGGTGATATATCAACAGTTTCAGGCGGTGCTATGTTAGCAACATTTACTTGTGATGTCAATAGTGGAAATGTTAGGATTCTTGCCCAAGCTGCAGCAGCTACTGATACAATTTCAGTTCGCGTAATAAGTAGTTTAACAATTATATAAAAGGAAATTTAGAATGGCAGCAGTCGATTTTATTGTAAAAAACGGTTTAACAGTCAACGAACTTTTAAGTTTGAAGTCAACAACCGACTCAACATCAACTTCTACCGGAGCTTTAATAGTTACCGGAGGTATTGGTGTTAGTAAAAAAATATACTCAGGGAGCACAGTTACAGGAACGCAACTTGTCTCAACTATAGCAACAGGTACTGCTCCATTTACTGTTGTATCAGCAACACCTGTTGCTGGTTTAAATATTGGTGGAAATGCTGCAACTGTTACAAATGGTGTTTATAGATCTGACAATTTAACTGCATTATCATCAAGCAGCTCTGCAGATTTAGCTGGCAATTTAACAGATGAAACTGGATTTTCTACTGGTGCAAAAGCTGTATTCAGCATTAGTCCAAGTATTTCAACTTCAATTGATACTGCATCAACTAGTTTTAATCTACTTAATACCACTGCAACTACTGTAAATTTTGCAGGTGCTGGTACTGCAGTTAGTATTGGTGCAAGCTCAGGTACTACAACTGTTAGTAATACTTTGACTACAACAAGTCCAAATATTGCAACATCAATAACTACTGCATCAACTAGTTTTAATCTACTTAATACCAATGCTGCCACTGTAAATTTTGCAGGTGCCGGTACTGCAATTAGTATTGGTGCTAGTACTGGTACTACAACTGTTAGCAATACTTTGACTACAACAAGTCCAAATATTGCAACATCAATAACTACTGCATCAACTAGTTTTAATCTACTCAATACCACTGCAACTACTGTAAATTTTGCGGGTGCTGGTACTGCGGTTAGTATTGGTGCAGCTACTGGTGCAACTACAATCAATAATAATGTAACATTAGGTAAAGGGATCACTAATTCATATGTATTTTCTGGTTATACTAATTTACAAGATCTAGTTGATATTGGAATTGTTTCAACTTATAGACAAAATTCAACACAATATTATACAGGGGTTATTAGAGATGCAAGTGATTCTGTATGGAAAATCTTCAGTGGTGTAACTGCTGCTCCTGCATCAAATGTAGTTGATTTTACTTCAGCTACGTATGATGGTTTACAAATTGGTGGTTTAACAGCAACATCAGTAAACAAAGTTACTATCACTGCTCCTACTACTAGTGCAACATTGACATTAGCACAAGGTTCGACGTTATCATTAGCATCAAATTCAACATTGGCAACATCTGGTGCAAATTCAATTACACTAACATCTACTGCTACAACTAATGTAACATTACCAACTACTGGAACACTAGTCAATACTGCAGTAACAACATTATCATCGTTAGCATCTGTTGGTACAATTACAACAGGTACTTGGTCAAGTACAATTACAACTACTTCCGATGCATCACTTAATACACTTACTGTTGGATTAGGAGCAAATGCAGTTGCATCAAATACCGCATTTGGATATCAAAGTTTATCATCTATTGCTGCAGTTTCAGGAGGTGCAAGAAATACTGCACTTGGTTATCAAACTCTTAAAGCAGCAACTATTGGAACAGACAATGTTGCACTTGGTTATCAAGCGTTACTTTTAAATACCTCTGGTAATAATAACATTGCAGTTGGTGTTGGAACATTATCATCTAATTTAACCGGCGCAAGTTCTGTAGCTGTTGGTTATTATGCACTTAAAACATCTACTGGTAGCAATAATACTGCAGTTGGTCATTATGCATTAAATTCAGTAAATACCGGAACTGGTAACGTTGCATTAGGATATTATGCAGGTTACGCAAACGGTTCAAACGCAGTAACATCAGGTACTAATAATACACTTATTGGTTATAATACAACCAGTTTTGCAGCAACTGATAGTAACACTATTGTTATTGGTGCAAATGCAGTAGGAGCAGGACCAAATACAACAGTTATTGGAACTGCAAGCACTACTGCAACAACAATTTACGGTTCATTAACATCGGGTGCAATCAATAAAGTTACAATAACTGCACCTGCTACCGGATCAACGTTGACTATTTTAGACGGTAAGACATTATCAGTTAGCAATTCAATAACACTAACTGCAAATGATAGCGGTGGTGCTGCTTCAGTTTCATTTGGTCTTGGCGGAACAGTAGTATATACGGCAGCAGGTATAAGCCAATTTGCAGCATCATCAACTTCATCATCTCAGTTAGCAACTGTAATGTCCGATGAAACTGGAACCGGTTCATTAGTGTTTAGTAATAGTCCAGTATTAGTGACACCTACTTTAGGAACTCCTGTGTCGGGCACACTAACATCTTGTACTGGGTTACCACTGTCAACTGGTGTTACTGGGATATTAGCGGTAGCTAATGGTGGTACTGGAGTTACAACGTCAACTGGGTCTGGATCTGTTGTTTTATCAACAAGTCCGACATTAGCAACACCTACCTTAGGTGCTGCAACTGCAACATCGATCAATAAAGTTGCAATTACTGCAGTAGCTACTGGATCTACACTTACTATAGTTGATGGAAAAACACTTGGTGTAAGCAATACACTTACATTTAACGGTACTGATAGTTCAACAATCAATTTCGGAAGCGGTGGTACAGTAGTATATGCGGCAGCAGGTATAAGCCAATTTGCAGCATCATCAACTTCATCATCTCAGTTAGCAACTGTAATGTCTGATGAAACTGGAACTGGCGCATTAGTGTTTAATACAAGTCCATCATTGATAACACCTGTGTTAGGAACTCCTAGTTCAGGTACACTAACAAATTGTACTGGATTACCTTTAACTACAGGTGTTACTGGAATCTTACCAGTTGCTAACGGTGGAAATGGAGTTAGTACATCAACTGGATCAACAAATAATGTATTATCAACAAGTCCTACATTTGATACATCAGTACTTGCAAGTACAACAACGTTTTCGGTATTTAATACTGTAGCAACTACTGTAAATGCGTTTGGTGCTGCAACAACACTAACTTTAGGTGCAGCATCTGGTACTACAACCATTAATGGTAATTTAACAGTCAATGGTGTTACAACTACACTTAATTCGTCAACTATGACAATCGATGATAAAAATATCGAATTAGGATCAGTTGTATCAGTTCCTGGTTTAGTTGCTACACTTGCAACTGGAACTGCTGTAGTTACACTAACTACTGGTAATACTATTGGATTATTGCCAGGGCAAGCACTGACAGTTACTACAGGACCAGGTGCGTTTGGTGCAAGTGCAACTATTTTAACAATAGATTCGGTTTCACAATTTACAGCAAGTATCAACCATGCAACTGCAGGATCAGCAACATTTACAGCAGGTGGCGCAACTGATGTAACTGCAAACGGCGGTGGTATTACATTAAAAGGTGCTACTGATAAAACAATAATTTGGTCATCAACTTCAACAAGATGGGTTAGTAATGTTGGATTTGAAGCCACAAGTATCCAAAACACACCAATTGGATCAACTACTGCAAGTACCGGTGCATTTACTAAAGTAAATAATTTGGTAATTACAGATCCTGGTTCGGCAGGCACTACTACACTAACTATACCAAATAGTGCATCTTTAATATTGAGCGGAGCAAATTCATTAACATTTACTACCTCGGCTGCTACAAATGCAACTTTACCTACAGGTACATTTAACGTTGGTTACTTAGAAGTACCACAAAATGCGCAAGCAGCGGCATATAGTCTTATTTTAACTGATTCAGGTAAACATATTTTCCATAGTAGTGCAACAACTGGACATACTTATACAATACCTGCAAATTCGTCAGTTGCATTTCCAATCGGAACTGCAGTTACAATTGTAAATGATATTACATCTGCATCAATATCAATAACAATTACAACAGATTCAATGTTTTGGGCAGGAACTGGCCTAACTGATTCAACACGATCTTTAGCCGCTGGAGGACTCGCTACATTACTTAAGGTAGCAAGTACCAAATGGGTAATCTCCGGATCTGGCATTTCATAAATAAAAAGAGGCAAACAAAAATATGAGTGGAAATAATTTAGTATTAGCAGGAAGTGGTGGTGGACCGCCACCTCCTACAAATTTAGCTGCAATTTCAATTACTCCTACACAATTTACACTTACTTGGGATGCGTCATCCATTGCAAGTGTAACATTCAAAGTTTATAAAGCAGGAGTGGAAGTAGTTGGAGCTACTAGTAATACTGGATCAGTAATTAGTGGACTTACTGGAAACACAATTTATGCAATGAAAGTTAGAGCATATTTAGGAACAGCATATACTGATTCGGCAGTATATAATGCTTTAACTACACCAAATGCACCAACTGGGGTAGCATTTTCTGGATCAACACAGACATCATTTATAATATCATGGACAAATGTTTCAGGTTTAACTTATTCAATTTACAAAGATGCTACATTGATAACTGGTGTTACACCAACATATACTGGAACAACTATCAATAGTTCAACTAATCTTTCACCAGTTTCAAATAGTTCATATAACATGTACGTTTATGCAACAAATGCATCCGGTTCAACTCCGTCAGCTGTTCTTGTTGCATGGACTATACCTGATGCACCTGTATATGTCTCTACAGCATTAGTAAGATCAAGATCTGCTAGATTAAATTTCACTGGAAATGGCGGTACATATACTGCATGGGTAGGTTCTACACAAGTTGGGACAGATATAGCGGTAATAACACTAGCATCAGTAACTATTACAAGTACAACTGGAAATTTTGCATGTGGCGGTACAGGAGACCCAACAAATAATACTTTTTATGTTGGATCTAAAGTAATTATTAGTGGAACATCTCCTGGAACAATCTCAGGATACGCTAACCCAACTACTTATTATATTATTGGCGGTACGTCATCAAGTACATTTCAATTATCAACATCTATCGGTGGTACTGCAATTACAACCACTAATGCTGGATCAACATCTGGATTAACATTTACATACGTTGCATCTGGAATTACTATGTCTACTATATCTATTGATAATTCTACAGATGGTCGATTTACTGGAACAAATACAGTTAGATATACATATTCGCCCGGAGATATGGTATACGTTTATGGTACTAGTCCTGGAACTATTACAGGATATACTAATCCAAAAACATATTATATGATTTCTGCCTCAAGTGGATCTTCTCAATTTCAATTATCAGCTACGTTAAGTGGAAATCCGATAACTACTGTTGCATCTGGATCAACTTCAGGATTGACATTTGTGTACTTGCCAAAGAAGATAAGTTCATTATCCGCTATTGGTATAACTGATCTATTACCAAGTGCTGATAACACTGTTTATATAAAAGCAAGTAATTTAGGTGGGATTGCATCGTCAGCAGCACTTACTGTACGAACACAACCAGATCCGCCAAGTTCAATTGTAGTAGAACCAAATAATACCTGTACATACTTATTATTTACTACTCCCACTGATTCTTATGGTGTAATTTGTGCTTATAAATTATCTGCATATACTGGAACTACAAATACATGTGACGGTGGAACAAGTTCAGATTGGTCTTATAGTAAAACAACTGTTACTACAGTTTCTCCAGTTTGCATTAACAATTTAACGAATAACCAAGGTTACTACTATACACTGGCTACAATAACTACTACTGGGAACAGTAATGAAACTGGACCATCTACTATAGGAACTCCAACAGTTAAAACTATAAATGTAGGTGGATCTACTAATCTATCAATATCTAACAGTGTATTATGCTCAACTTATTCATGGGATGGTGTAAAGGCAATTGACTTTTGCATAGGAACTAATTCTAAAATTGTATCTGCCGGATCAACTACTCCGTCACTAACAATAGCAGTTACTATGCCAGCAAGAAAAAAATTTACTTTATATAATTACGGTTTTATAGTAGGGTTTGGTGGATGTGGCGGAAACGGAACTAACGCTAGATATAACGCGGCATATAACAACCACCATTCAGGATGCCCTGGAGGTCCGGGATTATGTGTGTCAACAGGTGCTATTACTATTTACAACTGGTGCTCCATATTAGGTGGCGGCGGTGGAGGTGGAGGTGGCGACGGATGGCACGGCGGAGGTGGCGGAGGTGGAGCCGGTACTGGTAGACAAGGAAATTATTATCCAGGTGGTGGCGCAGGACGTGCAGCATATAAAACAAGTGGTGTTTATGCAGGGTCTACTGCTGGTACTAGTGGTACTGCAAGTTCATATTCATCTTATGGTTATTTTACCGCAGGAAACGGCGGTAAAGGCGGGTACGGTAGAGCTACTGGTTCAGGTGTTAACGGTGGGTCACCTGGATGTAATGGTACATGTGCTAATACTAACTCATGTGATACGTTTACTACTAGTACAAATGCTGGATCCGGAGGAGCTAAAGGTGGTGCATGTAGTACTGGTGGGTACGGCGGCGGTGGCGGCGGCGGTGGCGGCAAAAATGGCGGAGCAGGCGGAACAGCTGGTACTACCCGTGGACAAACAACAGCAGGAGGTGGACCTGCAGGTGGTGCAGGCGGTACTGCAGTTACAGGAAATTCATTTATAACCTGGGGCACTAAAGGAACAAGAGGAGGTTCAGTTGCTTAAAGAAAAACAATATCATTTTATATCAGGATTACCTAGATCAGGATCAACACTATTATCGTCGATTCTATCACAAAATCCAAAATTATATGCAGGGATTACATCTTCAATAGGAGCATTAACTGATTCAATTATATATACTGAATTCCATGGTACTAATCGAAATGTAAACGAAACACATATAAAGAAATTAGTTAAGTCTACATTTGAAATAGTTTATGAAGATATTGATTGTGATATAATTTTTGATACTAATCGCGGATATACTGCACAAATAGATATGCTTGTAGATATTTTTCCAAATACAAAATTTATATGTTGTGTAAGATCAATTTGCGATATCTTAAATTCATTTGAAACACTTTATAGAAAAAAATATTATTCACCAAGATCATCTGTTTACGGTGACCGAACAGGTAATATATATGGTCGATGTGAATCATTAATGGAATGGGGTGGGGTTATAGGGTTTAGTTTAAATAGTCTAAAACAAGCTATACATTCTAAACATGCTGATCACTTATACATATTAGAATACGATTCATTAGTATCAAATACTGCTGAAGAAATTAATAACATATATAATTTTTTGAATTTAGAACCGTTTGAACATAATTTTGATGATATACCTCAAGTACCAGACGGTGGTTGTGATATTGATGCAAATTTACCTGGCCTACATGATGTTCGACCAACAATTTGTAAAATAAATAATCAAATGTTAATACCAAATGACATTTTAGAAAGATATTCAAATATGGAGTATTGGAGATTTTTATGATAGACGATCTAAATCCAATTGAAAGATTAAAGTATTACAAAGATAACGGTGTAACCGCCGACGCATTTGAAGACGAAGATTGCAATATTCGTTTGTATGCATATAGAACAACCGGATTTACTGAAGCTGCATTAGCTGATGAAGATCCAGATATTAGATGGGAGGCAAGTATGATATTAAATAAATTTACTCTTCCAGATAAATCATTAGAGTACAATATGAGATATTATGCATTACACGGTTTTACTATTGAACAATGCAATAGTCCTTTCTTCTTTATTCGTAGGCTTGCTTATAGAATATTTGGGTTTACAAATGATGCAATAAATGACGAAGAATTAGAAATACGACAAGAAGCATATCGCAAATGGGGATATACTGCAGAATCAAAGACTGATTTTGAAAACGCAATTAGACATGAAGCGTTTATTGAATTAGGTTTTGATCATGTTGCTCTGTATGATAAATGCGAACATATTCGAAGAGATGCTAACACAATATTTAACAATCAATGAAAATTTTAATTATGGGGTTACCTGGTGCAGGTAAAACAACGTTATCAAAAGAATTAGTAACATTATTACCTAACAATGAATGGTTTAATAATAATGTTATACGTCAGAAACATGATGATTGGGATTTTAGCAATGCCGGACGAATTAGACAATGCCAACGTATGATAGAATTATCTAATAACTCGATAGCAAAATTTATCATATGTGATTTTATTGCACCAACTGCACAAATTAGATCAGAGTTTAATGCAGATTTTACAGTGTTTGTTGATACTATACAATTTAGTAAATATAGAAATACAAATGAAATCTTTGAACCACCATTGTTATATGATATTAGAGTTACTACCCAAGATGCAACTTATTGGGCAAATCGCATTAAAGACCATCTAACTAACTTACACGTAAATACTCAAAATAACATAATGAGGATTTATGAACAAAACAATTTTTATTAATGGTGGTTTTGGACGAATGGTATGTGCAATACCTGCACTTGAAAGATTCATAACTAACCATCCAGAATCGTATATTATTACAGAAGGCGGTATTGATATTGCATTAGGTAATACACTGTTACACGATAGAACTTATGATTTAAACACTAAAGGTTTATTTGAAAATATTATTAAATCAACTGAACTTATATATCCAGAACCATATTTTGATTATGATTATTATAATCAAAGAATCAACATAGCACAAGCATTTGATAAAATAATCAACGGTAGTATTAGAGATGATTGTGATTATCGAGCTAATATCATTTTTAACAAACAAGAACTAACCGTTGGGGAAGTAGTATGTTTCCGAGCAAAAGAACATCAGAATAAACCTAAAGTTATTGTCATACAACCGTTTGGTCGCAGTTCTGATTTAATTGAAGACCTTGATAACGTAGTTGATCCAAGCAGTAGAAGTTTAAAATTAAGTACATATTTACAAATTGTAAAAGAATTAAAGAAACAATATACTGTTATTAGTATGTCAGACTTTAAAATACCAAATAATATTGCATTTGAACCAGAGAATATATCAATCCGTGAGTGGGGATCAGTTATTAAACATGCTGATTATTTTATTGGTTGCGATAGTGCAGGACAACATTTAGCATACGCAGTTGATACCCCTGGGACTGTAATTTTAGGAAGTTCATTTGCTGAAAATGTTACATACCCAAATTATTTTAATATTATTGAGAAACAAGGTTTTAACAAGAGATATAGCCCAATTAGAATTAGCCATTTTAACTCTTTTGAAGCCGATCAACTTAATGGCCAATCAATGGAGTTTGATGAAACTGAAACTCAAAATATAATATACAATATCTTAGCTGATATTAAAGCAAAATTATAAACTATCAATAATATCAATTACAGTTTGAATCTTAGTCTGTATAATTTTATTACGCAAACTAAGATTTAAACCTCTATGTATTGGTTTTGGTAATGCAGCCATACTAAACCAACCCCACGCAATATGTTCATCACTTAGAATTGGAACAAACTCATTTTCAACTAAACAAAAGTATGTGTGAAAGTTAAAAATACTATCATTTGATACAAACTTTTCTAATGGTAAAGTTTTTTTAATATCTGGTAAAAAACCTATTTCTTCTTCAATTTCACGAGTAAGTCCCTGCCAGGGATTTTCGTCGGCTAAATTTGTGCCTCCTACTAATCCCCAACTTCCTTGATGTTTTCCTGAAGATTTCTGTATTAGTAGAAACCTATGAGTTACATGTGAATAAATCAAAGCTCCACTACACACAATATTTTCAGTTACAGTTCTAGTCGCCATTTGCCCACCGGATAAATTCCTTCAAAACTTTTAACCCATGATACACCATTCCACAAGTATTGTATACCAGTGTATGTATTAGTTTGCCAAATCATAGTATCAGTTTCATGTATTGAATCAAAAATTACATTCCATTGACTACCAGTCCATTCAATTATATCGTTAGCATGTGCAATTAAATCACTTCCATCATTAGACTTCCATGCATCAGGACCATCTTCGTTTATTTCGTTGCCAATATCTTCAATTAGTAAATATCTTATCCCTACTGGTATAGGTTGATCTGACTCTTGTTTTAATGGACGATGAGGATCATACTCTAATGGATTGATAATTGCATCAAATGTACCAGGACTTGATGGTCTATATTGTGGTGTTTGATTATATAAATTTGGATTATCTGTATCCATATAACCTTGACTATTGATTCCAGTATTTGCATTTAGTGTATCATAGTCCCAATCAACAACTAAAATACCATCATCAGTTGGATGTCTTGATACTGTACCATTGATTTCAATACCATCACGTTGCATTAAAAATACACGGGTAACACCTGGTATAAACTTCTTAGGGTACTTTTCAAATATTTCTTCCCATTTTTTTGGATAGTCGCTATGCATTGGCATATCAAACGAAATATAATTTGCTAATTCTGATTCGTGTGAACTGTATAATGTAATTTCAGTACCTAAAACTTGAATTGTGTAATCTTCTAAACATGAAATAACTTCAGTCATTAAAGCTGATTGTATATAATCTGGAACTACGTAATCTGTTCCAAATCCAGTTGAACCACTTGAACCTGCATCTGTAATGTCTGTAATAACCTTAGTAATAACTCCAAGTTGTTTAACTTTAACAGGTGGACTAATCCATATTGGCGAATCTACTGTTACTGTTGCTATGTCAATTGGACTATCATTTCCTACCGGTATTGTTCTACTTGTCCAAGCAACGCTATCTAAATTTAAAACAGAAATACTTGTCCAATCGATAAAATTATCAGTGGCTTGTATTTCTAAACTTGGATTGAATAATACTAAGATTTGTTCTAAAATTTGTAATTTTTGATCAGTATTTGCAGACCAAATATCAACTTTCATAGTTAGTTTAAATGGTGTTGGCATTACACGCTCAATTGTGTAATTTCTACCTCGATTATTAGTATAAGCACCGTCTTTAATATCTCGCTCTCTTATACTTTTTTTACTAACAAATGTTGAATCTGCAAGTCGATCTCTGTCTAAGTCAAGACCATATATGTATACACTAATACGAGGTATTGAGTTTAGCGTGTTTTCTGAATTTTGCCTAATAATACTTGTTGTTTGGCGATCACCGTCACCATAGCCTACTGGAACACGATGCAGTGTTCCGTCACCGTATCGTACTGTAAATTCACTAAACACTCGAATTGTTTGGGTAAGGTACCGTCTTATGGCACCGTCATAAAAATGTTGCATTGCGTTCTCCTTCTTTTATTTAAACATATTGCAGTTCTACAAGTCTGCTTTTGGTCTAAGAGCTTTAGAAAGACTTTGACGCTCTGCTTCTCTATAGGTATATAAGCTAACTCGCCATTCTCCATCATATGGTATAGTAAGTTGTGTATCTTTTACTACTGGTAAGTTGATTCTCATTTTATCAACACCGTTTAGAGTATATGATTCAATTAAATTATCAGTATCTGCTATAACAAATTCTAAACGAGTAATTTCTAATTTGAGTACTAAGTATAATCCTTCTGTAGTATAGTCAATTTTAGTATTAAAGTGAGTAGCCCCAGCAACTAATCTAACATAATCAGTTGCAACTTCGTCATTATATGTGTAGTTGCTATTATTGATAAAGCTAGTTTTTGGTGTTCTTCTAGTATCAGTATTGGTCATAGTCATTCTTAAGTTATCCTCAACTTTAAGCCATCTTTGACCATTGAATACAAATAATCTATTTGGTATAAAATCTAATCGTAAATAATAATCATCTTTTGCTGGGTTTTCTGGAAAGTGTATACCTTGTCCAAAAGGATAACCATTTGGTGGATATCCATCGCCAAATAAGTAACCTGTGTATCCTGATCTTAATGGTATTGCAGTTACACTACTTGCATTTATTGAAGCACCATTTGAACTTGCATATAAATCTGGGTTATCAACAGTAGAAAGTAATGTTTCACCTGTTATAGGATCAACAGCTATTGTATAGAATTGGCGTGTTTCAAATCCACTCATTGGAGAATCTGCTTCTGCTTGACGTACGATTGCATCGTTTATTTCTAGTTCTTTGTTACGAGTACTTAATAAATCGCGTAATGCATACGGTGAATCTTCACTTGCAGGTTGATCAAGAATATCAGAATACTGTTGGCTATCTGTAATTTTTTTCAATTTCAATCTATATAAATGTGGATACCATGTTGCACTATACCCCTCACTTGCTCTACCTACATCTTCTATTACAAAAAATCTTGGAACACTTAGGTCTAATTCATTTAATGCAAAATCATCTCGTAAATGTGGTAATTCTATAACATCGCCTGTAAGAGGTTTACGACCAATTGATGTAATAAAATCGTTGATATGTACAGTCATAAACACTGTATCGTTGTCAATGAACAAACCAAACTGACTTAAACTAAAATCAATGTTTTGAACTTGATAATGCCCTCTAAGCAAATATATTTCTTCTTCGTATTTTCGATCTCTATTTTCTAAAAATAAAAGATCTTGAATATTGGTTTCTTTTATTACATCGTAAACTGGTTGATCTGCTGTACCTTCTGTTTGAGGTTTTGGACCTAAATATTTGTGAAAATGAACATCAGTTCCGCCAATTTGAAACATTCTTGATATTTGTCGATCAATAAATCTGTAATTATTTCCTTTCTCCGGCTTATATAGACTAAGTCTCGGCATAGTACTTCTCCTTGGTATTATGATATTTATCTACTGATAAATATAGTAGGAGAACTATTATGTCTGACGAAACAACCTCATTGATAGAAAGAAACAAAGTATTTGAATACGTTAAGGTAATGCTTGGCGACGGAATGATCGATTTGGATTTAGATCCAATTCATTACGAAACTGCATTAGATAAGGCTTTAACACGCTTTAGACAACGCAGTCCAAATGCAGTAGAAGAAAGTTATAGCTTTTTAGAATTAGTACAAGATCAAAACGAATATAGATTACCTGACGAAATTATCGAAGTACAAAGTGTATTTAGAAGAGCAATTGGATCAAGATCAGGTATTGGTGCAGGCGGTACATTATTTGAACCGTTTAACCTAGCATACACTAACACATACTTAATGAGTGGTAGTATGATGGGAGGACTTGCAACTTATGAATTATTTTCAGGTTACCAAAAATTAGTTGGTAGAATGTTTGGTAGTTATATCGAATTTAAATGGAAACCAACTAGTCATATTTTAACTATATTACAACGTCCATTTGCGCAAGGCGAGCAAATTTTAATTAAATCACACAACTTTCGTCCTGACTTTGTCTTACTAACTGATATCTATGCTAAACAATGGTTACGTGATTACACACTTGCTACTTGTAAGATCATGCTAGGTGAAGCTCGTAGTTTATTTTCAAGCATTGCAGGCCCAGGTGGCGGTATTACAATGAATGGAAATGACTTAAAAACATCTGGCAAAGAAGAAATTGAAAAACTTGACAAAGAACTTGAAACACTTATTTCTGGTGGAACTGGTTACACATTTATAATTGGATAACTTGACTTTTTGATAAAATGATCGTATAATGCTTTTTTAGGAGAATAATATGATCATAGGAATTGTTGGAAATATAGGTGAAGGCAAAGACACAGTTGCTGAGTACTTGGTTAGTAAACATGATTTTAAAAGAGAAAGTTTTGCAAATTCATTAAAAGATGCAGTATCAGCAGTTTTTGGTTGGAATCGAATATTATTAGAAGGACAAACTTCTGAATCAAGAGCATGGAGAGAACAAGTTGATCCGTGGTGGGCACACCGTTTAAATATGCCAGATTTAACACCTCGGTTAGTTTTACAATTATGGGGTACAGAAGTAGCTAGAAGAAGTTTCCATGACGACATTTGGATTGCAAGTTTAGAAAATAGATTAAGACAATCTAACGGTAATGTCGTAATCAGCGATTGTAGATTTCCAAATGAATTTTCTGCTATTAGAAATGCAGGAGGAATTATTGTTGAATTAGCGTTGACTGGTGATTTAGAATCAATTGCAATATTAAAAGAATATAAAATTCATGAAAGTGAGTGGGCATGGTATGGATTACATGTAGATCATGTAATTGATAACAATGGAACACTTGATGAGCTATATGATAAAGTTACGGCTATAGCTAAGTTATAGTGCCATAAAATGCCATTTTCCTATAAATACAGTTAGAACTTGTATATATGGAGATTATAATATGGCTCAAACACTTAGTTCACCAGGCGTAAGTATATCCGTTTCCGACGAGAGTATGTATACATCAGCTGGCGCTGGAACAGTTCCATTGATTTTGGTTGCCACATCAGCAAACAAATTAAATGGTTCAAAAACAGGAATAGCTCCTGGAACACTATCAACAGATAAAGACTATGGAAAAGTAAGATTACTTACTAGTCCTCGCGATTTGACCGATGTTTTCGGCGTACCGAATTTTAAAATCGATTCAAATAACAAACCTATTCATGGTGCTGAGCAAAATGAATATGGCTTACTAACTGCTTACAGTTATTTAAACAAAAGTAACCGCGCGTTCGTGCTTCGTGCAGATCTTGATTTAGATCAATTAGATTCAAAAACAGCTATCCCAACTGGTACACCAGAAAACAATTCATTTTGGTTTGACACTGCAAGTTCGCATTGGGGTATTTTTGTATGGAATTCAGATTCTGCCACAACTGCATCTGGACAAACATTTGCAAATGTTATTCCAACTGTAATTACAGATAGTACTAAAATAGATGATCTCAGTGGAGGTCCTCGCAACACTATTGGAACTTCTGGAACCTATGCAGTTGTTGCAGTATCATCACTAGTATCATATTGGTATAAATCAAAAGCATCAGGTACATGGGTTGAACTTGGAAGTGATGAATGGGTAAACAGCTTACCTGCTGCAGAATCAACAATTTCTGAACTTAATTTTTCATCTGATCTTGATCCTGCATCAGATTCAGTTGTAATTAACAGTTACTCAGCATTTTCTGGTTCAACATTACAAGAAATAGCAGATGCAATCAATGATGCAGCTATTGCTGATGGTATATCAGCAACTGTATCAAACCACAAATTGCAATTATATACATCAGGTACTGATATTGATTTACGAAATACTCCACTAGCAACTGCTCAAAAAATAGGTATTGCTCAAGCAATATATGTTGCTCCTGCAATTCATATTTCAAGCCATTTAGATATACCTTTGTTTAAACGCAAAGACTTACCTAATACTGCAATCGGTCGTCCAAGTGGATCTATTTGGATTAAAACAACTGTTACAAATAAAGGTGCTGATTGGAACGTTAAACGTTATGATTCAACAATTAAATCATGGGTTAGCTTTACAGCTCCAATTTATCAAAACAATCAAACTGCAATTAACGCGCTTGATACAACTTATGGTGGTTTAAACATTGCTGGAAATTCAGTATATGTAAAATACAATGCAATGGAATCTAATACACTGTATGCAAATTTCAAATTGTATCGCCGTACTGCAGCATCTGTGACTAAAATTATATCTAAAAAAATCACAAGACTTGCGTTACCGCATGGAACATTCAATATTTCTATTGCTGAAAGTGTTCCTGGGTCTGCACAACTAATTTCAAGATATGTACAGATTAATATTCCATCATTTGCATCAACAGATTCAGAAGCAGTTGTAGTTCAAGCAATTCTTGATGAACTTGAAACAAAAATCAATTCAGCTCCGACAAATTTTGATACATCAGTTGAAGCAAGTCGTTTAGACGGAAATAAACTAGTAATCACCCATAAAACAGGTGGAGAAATTATGTTTGTTGATGATCCAGATCATCCAACAATTGCTCAATTGTTTGATTCTACTAAAACAGCAAACTTCTATAACCATCCAGATGGCCAATCAGGACATTTCCTTGCTTCATTATGGTCTGAATATGGTGCAGATAGATCATCTTCATTCATTGTACCAAGTGATACAGTACCAATGGGTAATGCATCAGATGGTTTACTATGGTTTAATGGAGACGTGTCTGATGTTGATATTATGGTTAAAGATAGCAATCGTTGGGTTGCATATCGTAACTATGATCATGGACAAGGCATAGGCGCTACAAACAAAAAAGGACCAATTATTAGTGCATCTAAACCAACTACACAAAATGATGATGATAAATCATTATTAGTTGAAGGTGATTTATGGATTGATACTTCTGATAAACAAAATTATCCACAGATTTACAAATGGATCAATTTTACTAAAAAATGGGTTAAAATTGATGTTACTGATCAAACAACTGAAAATGGAATTGTATTTGCTGATGCACGTTGGAATACAAATGGTGTATCACCAGAACCATCAAAAATTGAAGAATTATTAGGTGGAACTGAAGCTGAATTATCATTAGAAGAAATTGAAGCTGCTAACTTCGTTGACTTTGATTGCCCAGATCCTAAATTATATCCAAAAGGATGTTTATTGTGGAATCTTCGTAGAAGTTCAAACAACGTTAAGCGTTATCATAAAGATTATGTTGACACTAAAGAACATAATATTCGTTATGGTAATGAAAACATGACAGATTACTTCCCAGATCGTTGGGTAACTGAATCACAAAACAACGAAGATGGTTCAGGAGCGTTTGGTCGCAAAGCACAACGTAAAGTAGTAGTTCAGGCATTACAAAAAGCAATCAATTCAAACACCGAGATTCAAGATACAGAAGGTAAATTATTCAATTTAATTGCATGTCCTGGATATTCAGAACTTGTTGGTGAAATGAAAAAATTAAATTCAGATCGTGGACAAACTGCATTTGTTATTGGTGATACTCCTGCAAGATTAAAACCAGATGCAACTACATTGTTAAACTGGGGTACAAATGTAAAAGGAACTTCAGAAGATGACGAAAATGGTTTAGTTACTGCTGATCCATATCTTGCATTCTTTTATCCATGGGGATATGACAGTGACTTAGAAGGACGCAATGTCGTTGTTCCACCAAGTTATATGGTTCTTCGTTCATTTGCAAGAAGTGATGCATCAAGTTTCTTATGGTATGCACCAGCAGGAACACAACGTGGTTCAATTGATAACGCAACTGCAGTTGGGTATATTGATAGTAATGAAGAATGGCAAACTGTTGCATTTAACACTGGACAACGTGATACATTGGCGCAAATTAAAGTAAACCCAGTTACTGCTATTGCTGGATCAGGGTTAGTTATTATGTCTCAATACACACGTTCGCCAGATGTATCGGCATTAGATCGTATCAATGTTGCTAGATTAATTGCTTATTTACGTCGTCAATTTTTAGTATTATCAAGAGGTTATTTGTTCCAACCAAATGATGATGCAACACGTAAACAAATCAAACACGCTGCAGAAAGTATGTTACTTGAATTACAAGGACAACGTGCGATTTACGACTTCGTTGTAGTTTGTGATACAACAAATAATACTCCAACGAGAATTGATAACAGTGAATTACATCTTGATATTGCAATCGAACCGACAAAAGCCGTAGAATTTATTTATATACCAATGCGGTTATTGAATACTGGTGAAGTTAAAACTATTGGTAAATAATCGGAGAATAATACATGTCAATATCATCATTATCAAACTTTTCAGTACCTATTAACGGAAAAGATAATACAGGCTTATTAATGCCTAAATTAAAATATCGTTTTAAAATTATCTTTGACGGATTAGGCGTTGAAAAAGATACAACAGAACTAACTAAACAGGTTTCAAAAGCTTCACGTCCTAACGTGAAATTTGAACCTAAAGTAATTGACGTTTATAACAGTAAAATCAACTATGCTGGAAAACCAACATGGGAACCGATTTCTGTTACTATTCGAGACGATGCAGGAAACACAGTAAACAGACTTATTGGTCAACAAAATCAAAAACAATTTGATTTCTTTGAACAAAGTTCTGCAGCTGCTGCGGGCGATTATAAATTTAGAATGACCATTTACGTATTAGATGGTGCTAACAATAACAACTATTCCGAAGCTAACATTTTAGAAACTTGGGAATGCTATGGTTGCTATATTGTTTCATCAACATTTGGCGAATTGACTTATTCTGATGCAAGCCCTATGGAAATCCAAATGTCAATCCAACCTGATAACTGTA